TGTTGACCTAATGTATGATGAGATCAATAAGCATGAGGTTGGTCAAGAGGAATGGTATACGTACATTGATTTTATAAATGAAAACCAATACGCTTTCCAATGAGTAAAATAGATACACAAGGATTAAGTGGACCTGCAACTGAAGGATGTACTGACAATGTATATCCACGTGATGAGAATGGTGAACCAATCTATCCACCATTTAATCCTGAACCATTACCATTGATTGAACCTAAATTAAGACAAGAACTAAAAGATCTTATCAATGAGGTGTTAGATGAAAGGTTACACCAAAGAAGATATTAAAAGACTCTTAGGAACTTCTTGGCCTACTATACCTGAAGGTTACGAGACTGGTAATGATGAAAGAAAGAGAAAGGGTAGGGAGATGAGAGCAGGGTTGAGACCATACCCCACATACCCTGCAAAGAAAGTTGGTCCTCAATTTGATGAGGATGGAAAATATATTTACCCACCAGGTTCAGGATTTAATTGGATGGAGACAATAGATCCTAATTCTCCTTGGAATTGTACAGGTGGTAAAGTATCATGATTCTAGAAACATTCCTGATAATAGCAGCACTACCATTCGTAGGACTAACAATCTTCTTTGGTACAAAGGGTGGATATTATGACAGTGATGACTATACTGGTGATGGTTGTGCTCACGATGTCCAACGATGAAAGCAATTTTTAAATATCTCAAAGAGATTAAAGATACTGCTAAATATATGTTACAAGGGTTGCAAGTAACCTTTGATCATATGGGTAGGAGACCTGTAACCATACAGTATCCTTATGAGAAATTAATACCCTCTGAAAGATACAGAGGTCGCATACACTTCGAGATGGACAAGTGTATTGCATGTGAAGTATGTGTTAGAGTATGTCCTATTAATCTCCCAGTAGTCGATTGGGTGATGAATAAGGAAGCAAAGAAAAAAGAATTAAGAAACTATTCAATTGATTTTGGGGCTTGTATATTCTGTGGTAATTGTGTAGAATACTGCCCAACCAATTGTTTAAGTATGACGGAGGAATATGAACTTTCAGTTTTTGACAGACATCAACTTAACTATGATAATGTCGCTCTTGGACGATTGCCCACTAATGTTACAACTGATCCCTCAGTTAAAGCCTTGCGTGAATTGGCTTACCTTCCAAAGGGAGTCATGGATCCGCACGAAGTACCAGACAGTGACTCAAGGGTAGCAGGACCACCAAATGGAACTAAATGACGAAAATATAATAACAGTTTTAGAAGAACTGTTACCATACATCGAAGCAGATGGTGGGTCTTTACAGTATGTTGAGACCGAAGATGGTTATGTTAAGGTAAGACTTGGTGGTGCATGTGAGACATGTGCTATGAGTGTTATGACGCTGAAGCAGGGTATTGAAAAGAAACTAATGATGGAGATACCAGATGTTAAAGGAGTTGTTCAAGTTTTGTAAGTTAAAGAATGCAAACATAGTATAGTCAATGAAGGGATGAAATAGTATAATTAGATACAACCACAAAAAAATACATGAGACTAGGAGTTATGTGTTCTGGCAACGGAACAAACTTCGAGAACATTATTACAAATCCTAATTGTAATAAACATGAAGTGGTGTTGATGATACACAACACTAAGAAGTGTGGTGCTATCACAAGAGCAGCAAAATGGGGAATACCTCATTGTAGGGTTGCTCATAAAGATGAAGATCAGATGATAAAACTCTTTGAGGCATATCGTGTAGATCTTATAATTCTTGCAGGGTACATGAGGGTTATTAAAAATCCTTCTGCATTCCCTGCCCCTATGATAAATGTACATCCATCATTACTACCTAAGTATAAGGGTTTACATGCTGTAGAACAGGCAATAGAAGCAGGTGATAAAACTACAGGATGTACGGTACATTATGTGACAGAAGAGTTAGATGGTGGTAGAATAATAACACAAGGTGAAGTACCTATTCTACCTGATGATACGGTAGAATCATTAACAAAAGCAATTCAAAGACAAGAATATGCTTTACTACCTTATACTATAGCAAAACTATGTACGACAAAGGAATTAGCTACATCTTTGATGTAGATGGTACTCTGACTCCCAGTCGCAAAGAGATTGAGCATGAGTTTTGGGCTCCATTTCTTATATTCTGTCGTCATCATGATGTGTATCTTGTTACTGGTAGTGATAGGCAGAAGACATTAGAGCAGTTGGGATTAGATATATGTTACACTTGTAAACGAGTATATAATTGTTCTGGTAGTGATGTATGGGAGCGTGATAGGAATGTTTATACTGACGACTGGACACTTCCAACAGAGGTAGAAGATTTTTTATTAGATGAATTATATTTCAGTACATTTCCTCTTCGTAATGGGAATCATATTGAGAGGAGACCTGGTACTGTCAACTTTAGTATCTTAGGTAGAGACAAGGATCCCTTTTTAGGTAGGCAAGAGTATGTTGACTGGGATAAAAGGACTAATGAGAGAGCAGATATAGCAGACAGACTAAGGAATCAGTTTCCTGATCTATACGTTGCTCTTGGTGGGCAGACTGGTCTTGATATAGCACCTAAAGGTAGAGGAAAGGAGCAGATTCTTAGAGATTTTCCTAACGGAAATGTAAAATTTTATGGAGATAAAATGGATGTGGGTGGTAATGATTATTCATTAGGACAATCCATAGTAAAGGGTGGATTAGGAAGCATATATACTGTACGTGATTACAGACACACTTGGGAGTTATTACAGCATGAAGTCAACAGAGAATTATGAACAGCTTCTAGAGAGGTTTTATAAGAGAACCACTCAACTAGAAGAAAGACAAGTTGAACTTGAAGATGCTCACCTAGAATATATCAAATTAGAAAGAGATCTTGATAGACTCCAAGGATCTATTCAAGCAATTGAATACTGTGCTTATGGTAAGTTACCTCATGATGGTAATCATGGTGGTATGAAGGATCATAATCCACAATGAAACCACAGTCTGCTAAAGCGAAGGGAAGAAAATTACAACAGTGGGTTAGAGATCAACTCATTGAACATCGTAACATTCATCCAGAAGATATAGAGTCTAGGAGCATGGGTGCAGGTGGTGAAGACTTGATAATGGCAAGAGATGCTAGACAAAAGTTTCCATATTCGATAGAATGTAAGAACCAAGAGAAATTAAATGTTTGGGAAGCTTATGCACAAGCAGAAGCCAACTCAGGTAACCATGAACCTATTTTATTCATTAAAAAGAACGGTAAAAAACCGTTGGTTGTCCTCTCTGCGGAACACTTTATTGGAACCTAAAGACATGGATGACCCAAGATACTCTGACGAAAAATTGATGCTAAGAGCAGAAGCTTTCAGAGCTTTGACACATCATTTGACTGATCATTGTCGTGCAGTTTATGAGTTTTGTAGTGAGTGGGTAGAGACTCATGATAATATAGATAATATAGAACAAAACTTTCAAAATTACCTAAGGTCAGTCGTAGAGAGGTCTTATGCAAAAAGTAGTTAATTTTATTGCTCTTTTATCAGGTGCAGTATCACTTGCTGTAGTAGGTGCAGGTGGATATGTTTATCTTAATAAAGATGCTCTTATCGATAAAGCAAAGAGTTATGCTCAAGAAGCAATAACTGGTGCTTTATCTTCTAACATGCCATCAGTTGATCTACCATCATCAACTGGACCAGCAGTCCCAAATATACCAGCACTTCCTAAATAAGCCAGTTATATTAACATAATGGCTGAAGATAAAAAGGTAGAGAAAGATAGTCCTGACAGTAAGAAGGATGATATCCCTACAAGTCAAAAGGGTTTCTTTGGTAAGATAAAGGACACTGTAGTACCAGATGCTGAGGAACAAGCAGCAATCGTCAGTCAATTAGTCCGTCTCGGAATTTTGATTTGGAGTGGAGGAATATTAACTTTAAATTACGTTACCATCCCAGGGTTTCCACAAGGTAAAATTGATCCCACCTTCATAGCTTCGGTGTTTACTGGAGTTTTAGCCACTTTTGGCGTTCAGACAGCAAAAAATAAGCAGAATGGTGGTACTAATGGAGGAGGTGTTAATATAACTAAGAAAGATATGGAGATGCTTATTGCTAAAGCATCCGAAGCAGCACCAGCACAGACTCTTAGGATAGAGCAAGCACCATTAGTGATAGCACCAACTGTACCTCCAGCTAAGGGTACTAAGCCACCTGTGCCGAAAGTCTAACACTGTCTTGTAGTCAACACACAATTAGGTATAAATCACTACTTTATGCTATAAATAATAGTGGTACGGGATTGAAAGATCATGCCCCTGACTACAAAGCATTACACCGTCGGATATCACGACACTCAAAAGCATCACTACGAAATATGTGAGTATGCAATGAGTGCCTACGACGCAATAGAACATAGTAAAGAGGATGTCTCCTATCTAAGGGAGCATCCTCATTTTATTGACTATGCAACGGTAGAACGATGACTAATATAACAAAGAATAAGCATGAGATCATGTGGTGGATGAGCCGACTCACCATCATGGGAACTTCTCTAGGACTATCAACGTGGCTTGCTGCACAGGCATATGTCTGAGGTAGTACACTCAGTCAATATAATGATTGCCATCTTGTTAGGTGGAACTTCGTATGTAATTTACTACATACTAAGAATGGCTTATGCAGAAGTGAATGGATCCGATCCAGCCGATAAGAATTAGTCCAATCTACATTAGGCAGTTAGATATACCAAATCTTTATATTAGTGATGTATTTGGTTATGCTCCTACTGCTACACCACCTGTGGTACCTGTTGTAGTAAATATCGGTAAACCCATTGTAGATATACCTGGGTGTGTAGAAGTACACCCAGAGAATAAGTGGCCAGGTGGTAATAAGAATAAACAATTAGCAGAAGATGATGATACAGTAACGTATTGTGATGCTCATACTCCATCGTTTACACCGATGAACTATGAGCCAGAACAGTTAACTATTATACAAGATATACCAGCACCAGAGGTAGAACCACCACCAGAACCAGAAGTTAATACACCAGAGACACCACCTATACCCAGTACATCTAAAGAAGAAGTTGAATGTCCTAGTCCAGGTCAACCACGAATAGGTGACTTATCTCAGAATGGAGATGAGAAAGTAGTTGGTCACGAACTGAATGAAGATAAAACTATCTGTATAGTATTATATGAACCTACGACTGCAGTTGAAAAGTTTTTACCTCAAGTAAATGTTGTAACAACAACTGCTGTTATTGCTACTGTAGCGACTGCGAGTGCCCTATTTGCCAAACCCCTAGCGGATTTGATCCTTCGGGCTCTGAAACCTGCAATAAAACAGGCAACCCAAAAGGTGCAGAAGCTTTTAGGTCAGAAACAGACTTCGCCTGATCGGAATCTTGTGATTGCGAATCAGTATCGTTTGAAGAAGGGACTCCCTCCTCTACAGAAGAAGAAGAAGCC